AATGTGTTATAAAATATAAATTAAAATAAATATAAATTAAAAGAGGTAAAAATTACTATGGAAAAAGGAAGACGTTATTTAGTAGTATCAAGACAGATTGTTAATAGTACAGGCTATGAAGTTACAAAGATTACACTTGGTAAATTCTCTTCTGAAAGTAATAAGTGCTATGCTTTTATTGATGATGCACATTGTAGAATGATTCAACTCAAGAAAAACAATATTATAAGAATAATATCCCTTGAAGATAATTCTGATACAATTCTCAAAGAACTTGAAGAGGCATACAATGAATAAGTACATATTACTCGATTATAATAACTTATCTGAAAAAAATATAATCAATATACGGTATGTTCAGGACCTTGCGACATTGAGCAAATGCCGACACGGCAAGGTAGCATGTGTTTTGTTTGCACAAGACTTCTCTCAAATATATTCAATAGGTATCAATGGTGGTCCATCTGGGCAAAAAGATTGTGTATGCAATGAACTTGATGCAAAGTATGGATGCGCACATGCTGAGCAAAATTGCTTAATCAAAAACAGTGACTTTGATAAACCGAAGATTATGATTTGTACAAGAGCTTGTTGCCCTACTTGTGCTACTTTGATTGTCAATTCTAATGCAAATATCAAAGAATTTTGGTATTTAGAAGACTTCAAAGATGTGTCTGGACTGCAAATTTTGGAGGATGCAAATATTGATATTTTTAAGGTGAAAATTTAGTGAAAATTTGTTGTGTTTTTGCTCAAAAAAGCATAGCAAATGAAAATTAAAGCATATCACATGCGCAGTGCCTGTGTAACACCTGTGTAACACTAATCGCGCGTTTTGTTACCCCTTTTTAATTTTTCAGTCCGATTAAAAATGAGTGAAAAACATTTTGCGTAATTGGTGTTATAAAGGTGTTGCCAGCACAGCACAAGCAGGTGCGCTCATGTGAATAATGCACATTGAAAATAAATTATGCTATAAAATAACAATTATTTTTAATAAATAGCATAATATTGCAGATTTTGTGCATTATATATTATGTGAGGTAAATAAAATGGAACTATTTGATTACCAAAAAAAGTGGGTTAAGAAAGGTTTAGATTACTTTGACAAGGTACCTAATGTCTTTTCTCCTAAATTTAATCTGTTTCCAGATATGGGATTAGGTAAAACCCTTGTTGCATTGGACATTGTAAAACATCTTGAACCATCAAGATTATTGATTGTCTGTCCTAAGTCACTTATGACAATGTGGGAATATAATGCTCAAAAGCATTTAGGCAACTGTGTATTTTATGACATTACAAATATACAACCCATATTAAAGGATAAAATGTCTGTTACAATTGTAAATTATGAAAAATTTTTGCATATCAAAGATGATATTTATACAGATATTTGTATCTTTGATGAAGCTCATAAGTTAAAAAATTGTAATAGTAAAACGCATAAATGTATATCCAAATATGTACATTCGGGCAAGACGTTATGCTTAACAGGCACACCCATAACGCGTGATTTGATGGATTTATTTGGTATTCTTACTTGTATAGGTCCAAAAGTATGGAATGGTTATTCAGAGTCTCAATTTAGAAATAGGTATATTGTAAATGGTGGTGCCGCAAGGACTGCAGAATTAAAGCAATTAATTTCTGAGTACACAGTATTTGGTAAGCTTACAGATTATATTGAGATGCCACCTTTTGAAGATATTATTGTACCTGTTGCATTATCAAATGCAGAATATACGTATCTTGACATTGTATATAAATCAAAGCAAAAAGCAGTTGCAAGGATTTCTGAAGCACAACAATTTACAAGCAAGAGTACAACAAAAAGGGCATATCTTGATATACTAATTAAGGATTTATTGCAAGATGGAAGTAAAATTGTAATCTTTGTTAAGTTCACAGAAGAGTATGAATATCTTATGGAAAGATATAAAGATATTTGTGTTGGAATAAATGGCTCAGTTAAAGACCGTAATGAACCTGTACTACAATTTCAAACAAATGATAAGATTAAGATATTTATAGGTAACTTACAAACTGCTTCATTAGGAAGCACATTGACAGCAGCGCATGATTGTATATTTTATACAGAAACCTATACTTGGGGCGATATGGACCAGTCGCGAGGTCGTATCTACAGAATAAGTCAGACTCATCCTTGTAGATACTATCATATATTGGCAAGTAATACTATTGATGAAATGATTTACCAGTCGAATGTCGATAAGACTGATTTCATTGAAGTATTCAAAAATAAATATGGAGGTGAATAATTTGAAGGAAGTCGAGTGGAATGAAGGATTTGGAATGGGCGGTATTCTGCATTGTGAATGTGACCTTTGTGGAAAGAATGTTGATTTCAAATTCGGTCAAGGCAAGAAACCACCTTTTAAGCATGCACATGAAAAGCTTAAAGGAAAGGGTTGGCTTGCAAGAAAGCTTGGTGAAAAGTGGTACGATTTTTGTAGTGACAAATGTTTTGAACAATTCAGAGATGACTAAGGAGTAACTAAAATGGTAAAAATTAAACACACATGTGATATTTGCAAAGATGAAACTGATAACACAACAAGATTGCCTATTACTGTTCTTGTCAATAAAGAGGGTAATATTGGCGCAAGCGTAGTAGAACTTGATATTTGCGATAGATGTCTATTCAGAGCATGTCCTGTAACATTTGTAGATGGACAGTATATTTACAATAATCCTGATGCTGTAGCTGAAAACATTGATGCAACACCTGAAGTAGTCAATGAGACCGCTCAAAAATATCAGTATGAAGAGGTTAAAGATGAGTGATGCAAAAGCAAGAGTAATCAATGAGCTCAATGAAGTAAAGGATAGACTTCACAATTTGAATAAATTTCTATTGAAAGAGTCTATTAATCAAGCAACATTGAACAAGGATGAAATTGAAATGTTATACATTCAGAAAAGCATTATGGAAAGCTATATGAACATATTGCAATATAGACTTGACAGATGGAGGGAAGTATAATGGCAAAAGCATCTTTGACAGCTCAGCAGCTGAAACTTGCAAAACTTGAATATGAAGTAGCACAAGCTGAAGCTGATGAAAAGAAAAAGAAGTACGAACAATTGAGAAAACAACTTTGCAATGATATGGTAAATGAAGAGTTGTTGAAATTCGAAATTTCTGGTTTATCATTAAGACTTGAAACTGTGAGCCGATATTCTCCTGTTGTAGAAAATAAAGACAAACTTATTGAAACACTCAAAGATGACGCACCAGATTTATTTACAATTACAGCACCTACATTATCAAAATATATTGCAAACCTTGTTGAAGAAAACAATGAACAAATACCAGATAAATACAAAGATTTAGTAAAATGTTATGATGAGACCCATGTGGTCGTAAGGAGTAAAAACAATGATTAATGCAAAAGATGCACTGCAAGAAACAACAAAATGGAAAGCACTCAATATTGATAGGTTTTATGCAAACCTTGAAATGAATATTAAAGCCAATTGTCTTAGAGGACTCTACGAATATAGCACATATGTTCCAGACTTTATTGATAAACAAAAACTCGCAGAAGAACTTATGGCGGCAGGTTATAATGTTCTTATTAATCATTCAGATATGTATATTTCTTGGATAAAAGAACCCGAATATATCATTTATAATGGTGCAATTAATAGTGATAGTATAGAAAATATTAAACTCTAAGGAGCAAAATTATGGAAGACAAAACTCAGAACACAGAACTCGTAACTCAGAATGCAGATTTCAAACCTATGGTTATCACAAAAGATGACCTTGAACAACTCAATGGTATTACTCTTGAATTCCCTCAACTCAAGATACCTGCTGGCGGTAGTACAATTTTTGATGTTGACGATGAGCCTATGAAGGAAATTAAAGGCGTCATTGTTGCACATGGTCCAATGAATGTTTATTTTGCAAATGAATTTGATGGTTCAAGCTTACCCCCTGATTGTACTTCTCGCGACGGTATTATAGGTAATTATCGTCTTGAAGAAAATGAAGATGGATTTGATGAAAAGACCTTTGGTCAAAGAAACTGTGCAGATTGTCCTTTCTCTGAATTTGGTTCTGGTAAGAATGGCGGCAAAGCTTGTAAAGAAAAGCATCAATTGTTTATATTAACCTCCGATGCCACAGTGCCTTATTCGCTTCTCTTGCCTGTAAGTTCTACAAGTGTACTTAATTCCTATGCAACAAAATTGTTCACAAAAGGCAAATATCTTTCTGATGTACTTACATCTTTCACTCTTGAGAAAGCACAGAACAAAACAGGAATTTCTTATTCCAAAATTGTTATGAAGAAAGTGCGTGACCTCAATGATGATGAGAAAGCTATTTGTAAACAGTGTGCAGAAATGGTGAGGCAAATAAATGGATAAAATACAAGTAAAGTTAATGTCTTGGGCCGAAGAAGATATTATACAAATCGCCTGCAATATGACAAGAGGTGCAAACAAGTATGATAATATTGATGAGTATCTTGAAAATCGTGAAAAGTGGGATATAGATAAAATCAATAGAGTGTTGCATCTTCCGCATTCCAAACTTGCAAGATTTATACCTTTACAATTTCTCGTATTCAATGCATCTCGAAGATTTCTTTCTCAAATGATAACTCATCATATCGGTTGTGATATTATGTCTGGTAGTCTGCAATATTCTGACCATTCTAAAGAACATCTTAAAGATATGTTCGTTGTACCTTACAATATGGTAGCAAAGGCGACTGCAACAGGCGAGGATGATATTGTTAAAGCATATCTTGAAGAATGCAATAGTTCATTTGAAATGTATAATGCTTTGCGTAAAAGAGGTATTGACAATGATAATTGTGGATATGTTATGCCTATGGCGTTGCGCAACGTATTACTTATTCAGATAAATCTTGAAGAGCTTATGAATGTTGCAAGAACAAGACTTTGCAGAAGAAACTCTGAAGAAATCAGATATGTTGTAGGGCTTATGATAGAACAAGTAAAAGAAGTATACAACTTTGATGATGACTTGTTTATGCCAGCATGCAACACAGGTGTTTGTAAAGAGGGTGTATATTCTTGTGGTTGTCCTATAAACTTTAGTACAGTCAAAGAATTACTTGATTTTGATTTCAAGCTTTTGAGGGACTGATGCGTGAAAAAGTAATTGAAAACAAGATAAAAGATACATTGACTACAATGTATCCTAATGTATGGTTTTTTAAGCATGCAGCAAGCGCTGCCATGAAGGTTGGTATTCCTGACATTGTTTGCTGCATAAAAGGCCATTTTGTAGGCATTGAAGTCAAACAAGAAAAAGGCATACAATCAGATGCTCAAAAAGTCTGTATGAATAATATAAGAAATGCAGGCGGTGAGTATTGGATTGTGTGGAGTTATGAAGATTTTGTACAGCAATTCAATAAATTTGCAAGAAGGATTAAAGATGAAAAGAACAAGTAAAACAATATTCAAAGTAACTTGTGATACTGACTCTATCAATGAAGCTGTTGATAAGAAAGATTACAGAGTTACTGTTAGCAAAGGTACTTCTGGTGAAGAAATGACGTATGCTCTTGTTGCATTGGTTCAAGTCATTCTTGCTCATGAAGAGGGTAGAGATAATCAGTTTTCAGCAAATGCTTTCTTTAATTACCTGAAAATGATTATCGATGACTCTAAGATTGGAGTACCTGAAAAAGATGATTGAGTCATTATATCCGCATCAAGAAACTGGTGCAAGATTTTTGAAAGCTCACAAAAGAGGTTGTTTGTTTTGGGAAGTTGGTACAGGCAAAACAAATACTGCAATCGCTGCAGTTAATAAACTTCCAAGAGGAAAGCTTTTAATTCTTGCACCAGCATGTGTTATTAGAGGCATGTGGGAAAAGTATAATGATTTACCTATTGAGCATGAAGTGACATTTATAACATATGAATATCTTGCAAGGCACATTGATTTTTATAAGACAAACAGATTTGACTATATTATCTGTGATGAGTGTCATAAACTTAAAAATAGGAAGTCACATACTTTTAAGATAGTTAGAGCGCTCACAAAAGAAACAAGATGCAAATATGCTTGGGGTTTGACAGGTACTCCTTACGCAACAAGTTTTCTTGATATTTGGGGAATATTTAATAGTCTTAATATACCTGAGTTCAAAGAGTCTTATGATAGTTTTATGCATATGACATATATTTGCAAGGTAGTATATGTAAACGCAGGAAGATTTATATACCAGCCTGAACAGTTAAAACCTGGTATGCTTGATATATTAACAAGGCGTATTGCAGACCATGCCAGTGTACTTCGTTCTCAAGACTGTATTGACTTACCTGAATTTTCAATAAAAGAAATTGAAGTTGAAGGTATGAGAACACAGCAATTTATTGATGCTTCAAAAGGTATAATCAATTATTCAGATGAGCATCAAGAAACTGTCAATAAACTTGCGGCAGTACAAAAGTTACACCAGTTATCAAATGGCTTCTTGTATACTCCAGACCATAAATGTTTGATATTCAAAAAGAATGCTAAATTGCAAGTATGTGAAGATTTAGTATTATCTGAACTTGAAGAGCGTGACAAAATAATCATTGTATATTTGTATGAAGCGGATAAGCAACAGTTAATTGAGATGCTTCAAAATGCCAAAGTATCATATACAACTTCATTTGATGATTTCTGTTCAGCTCAAGTATTATTATTACAAGAACAAAGAGCAGTTGGTGTAAACTTACAAGCATTTACAAGTTATATGATGTTTTATACTTATAGTTATGCTTACATTGATTATACGCAAACTATTGGTAGAATTTATAG